AGAGCACGACCGTAATCATCCAGACGAAACATATCAGAGTTATCATTACCATCTAAACTAGACATAGAACAACCAAATGCGCCAATACCAGAGTTTTCAACCTCTTTCTTTGGTAGTAGAGAATCAAGCCAATTCTTAATTTCATTACCCACCAGGATCTTGCCATTCTTTGTTAGCATGGTGGGAACTCGGTTGATTTTATTTTTATAGTTTGGTGGTATCCCCTGTGTATTAATGTTATGAAAATGTACAAGCTGTTTCAACTGGGGAATGTTGTTGATATATTCGATGACATCCATCGAGTGCTTACATCTTGGGCTATAAATCAGCAGTGACATCTACTATGTATAAGGGTATTTTCTAAAAAAAAATTAACGCGTTATAGTAAATATGAATTACTCAGTTGCAATCATCCTCCTCATGGTGGTGATTTTTATGGTAACTTCTCGAGAATCTTTTACAGAAGCATTCGGTTTATCAGGCTACACAAAACCAACTGATACAGTGAAGCTCGATGACCCCAGACCAGACCTTTCTAAATATACCAAAGTGGAGGCCAGTGTTGATAATGATGCGATGCAGGAGTTTGTACTCCAAGCCAATAAGGAGATATCTAAGCGTACTGGTCTTTGCACCTACATTATCGAAACAACTTCGGTCACTCACTACAAAAGTGATGAGAAAGACATCTATGAATGTATGTTCATGGTTATCAAGAAGGGTGGGTTCTCCTTCGGGTTTTCCGTCGTTGCATCTTACGAAGTTGAGAATAATAAGGTGACCCTTGTGTCTCTCCGATCTCAACCCATCGATACAGATGTACCAGGTGACATCAGTGCATTTTCCGAAGGATCTCCTGGTAAAGAATTCCTTGATTACAAGCTTGTAAATGAGGCGGCGATCCCCACTAAGGCTGAGTTGGATTCGATAAAAAATAAGTCCGAGTAATTGTAATGATAAGCATCGATGATGTGAATAAGATTGATGAAAAGAGAAAACAAATCCGAAAGGAAATTTACACAAAAATATATGAACAGTTTTCTTCTAAGATTAGACAATCTGTCGAACTTGGTCATAAACAGATTTTTTTGACCGTTCCACGCTTTCTACTAGGGTATCCAGCATTTGATAGAGCTTCAGCTGCGAGGTACATAAGCAGACAGTTTATGTTGGGTGGATTTACTGTTCAAGTTATAAACGAACATGATATATATGTTTCTTGGTATTCTTCCAAAAAGAAAAAGGAGAGGAAGGCGGGGGAGCAGCTCCCGGACACAGATTTTCCAAACCTCATGAATCTCAAGAAGATTGCAAATAAGTACAGGGGGAGTGCGTAGTAAAATCCCATTTTAAAAACCACTTTAATCATAAATGGACAACCTCAATATATTGGTAGAGGCTAAGCGTGAATACCTGGGGCAAATGTGCCTCATCATGTCCCCAGCTATGATTGAAGTCTTTCAGGACATGTATAACGAAGCCGTGACTATGTCCAAGGGACGAAAAGTTCTCATAATGTTTCAAAAATTACTCAAGGAAGTCCCCAACTGGTCCAACGCGATGTCAAAAAATCACTCTGACAACATTGCTAACAGGTGTGCATGGTTTAACGATTTATTGGCAGCTGTATTTGTTGCATGCACCAAGATTCTCTCAGCTGTTCGCCTAAAGGCTGACAATAAGAAGATTTCTCTCAAACTCCCAACTACGGAAGTTTTTATTCAAACGTGTTACAACAACGTCGCCAAAGATATTTACAAGGATCCTTACATCTTCAGTGAAGAACAAAGTGAATACCTAAGGGATGAGAATTTGACCAATCGTTTCTCAGTTTGTATCGAGAATACCGTCAAAGAATTGATTCCAGTGCAACAAATTCTTCAAACATATATGTCTCAAGAGACTAGAGACATCTCCCTCGATGGTGATATTCAGGATGGTATTGATCCCGACGTACTTGAAGATGAAGAAAACCCTTTCCCAGAAGAGGTAATGGAGCCACAGCCGGAGATGGAGCCGGAGATGGCACCAGAGCCAGAGTCAGAGATCGGACCGGACCCTGAACCAACCGGTCTCGAGAATGAATTCAAAGTTGTACCGGGTGTTGAGGCCCCGAACCCAGAACCAGAACCGAAACCGGAACTAGTACCAGGACCAGAACCAGGCGACGATGATGTTTTTTTTGGGGACGCACCTGAACAGCGTACAAAAAAAGTTGGCTATAATTAAATGGAACTCTCCGACTATCTTCGGGACCCCGCGAGTGCTGCTCTCATCGCGGCTGGTATAACTGCGGCCTATATTCACCTAAAGGCTAACCTCAATAATGAGGGCAAATTGGAACTCAACAAATACACCAAGCCCGCCATACTCAATGCGATTCTAGTATTTTTCATCGTATCTGGTGGTATTGGACAAAAAGAATCTATCTCATCCGATCCTTTCTAAACTTAAAGATTAAACTATTAAAATAAGAAAATGGCATCCGTTTCTGCGTTTAACGATATGATGGGTCAATTTCTTGTGGAATTGCACAAGACTTTTCCAGATGAAAAAGGCATTAAGAAAATGATGACATCCTTCGATGTACTGAAGTCATCCAACCCGCGTCTCGTTGTAGATGCTTTCATGAATGGTGTTTCGCCCTACGCTGATAAGATTTCCGCGAAGGATGAAACATTTCTCCTCAAGGAGATTGATACAATCGATTTCCTCAAGGATCTCAATATTAAGTCCTATTGGGTGAGAATGACAGCCAATACAAAGGCTGCGACATGGCAGTATCTACAGACACTGTACATGCTTGGCACTACGATTACTTCAATCCCAGATGACACTTTGAAAATGATCGAAGGGATCGCGAAGGACTGTGCTGACAAGATGCAGGATGGTGATGGAGAACTTAATCAGGAAGCTCTTATGAAAATGATGGGCAATATGCTTGGTAGTCTTCCTAAAAAATAAACCTCAACCTATACTAAATGAAAGTTTGGTTTGAGGATCCTCAACAACTATTCAGGACCGATAAAATTTCTCAGTTCTGGCCAACCAGTGAGCAAACACCAGAAGATCGCATCAATGCTGCTTCTCGATTTGTTATTTACGCCAGTTCTATGATTTATGTCATTCGTCGTGATCCTAGGATATTTGTATTAGCTGCGACCGTTCTATCTGTCATATATGTTCTTTATAAGTCTAAGATGGTGACGAATACGATTGGATATACCACGAAAGGTGAAAAACCGTGTCAAATGCCAACGAAGGAAAATCCAATGGCTAATGTTCTCATCACCGACTTTACAGATGCCCCAAACAGGTTGGAGGCGTGTTACTACCCAACCGTAAAGTCATACACAAATAACTATATAAGCGGTGACCTCCCAACGGATGGTGGAAGATCGCGTTCCCCCCTTCCCAAGTACATGCGAAACGCTGTAGATCGTCAGTTTGTGACGTCCCCCGTTTCTAAAATTCCAGGGGATCAGACTGCGTTCGCGGAGTGGTTGTATGGTCCCAAGAATGGACCCATGTGCAGGAGTGATAGTAGGTACTGTGACCCAAATGCGAGGGGTGTCCAACTCGAGGCGTTCGCGGGTCTGGGTGGTGATGGGGACATCAGGGGTCCCCGGGGTGGAGGAAGTGTGCGAGGTGGCGGTGGAACGTACAGTTAGATTAAAATTCTTATGTAATAATAAATGGCATATCAGCTTCAACCAGGTCTTTCTAGAGTTCAAAATGCTGGTGCTCTTCCTCCCGTGAAGGCAACTGATGAAATTTTCGTGTATCCCCAGCCCAGTAGTATCAACTGTGGTAGCTGCCGACCAAATACCATGCTATATGGTACTGCCCCTTACATGGCGGGTAAGGGTTCCCCAGCCCAATACATCGACACAAGTGATCAACTCCGCCCACAATCCACCTCTCGTTTTAACAAGAACATAGTTCAAACTTATGAGCGTCGTCTTTTCCCCCTGTCCAATATGGAGTGCAAAGTTCCCCTCCGTACAATAAGCTATGAACCTATGAGCACTCGAGCAGAGGTCCAAAATGGTCTCTTTCAAAAAAGGTACGCTAATAAAAATGTCGGCAACATGTAAGAATGGCTGATCCCATTTCACTCATGGCTGTTGCTGGTTTGATATACGCTGGTCGAACTTTGAGTACTAAGTCTGTTGCTCCACCTCCCATGGAGGCGGTTCAACAAACAGTAGCCAAAGATCCCATAGTAGAAGTCGAAGTCAAAAATGATAATTTTAGTCCTATGACCGGGGTACCCCAAAAGAGGGAGATGGAAAGTTTCGGTGATATCACTATGCAACAGCGAAGTGGTGGCCAGGAAATTTTGAACATGAGGAATCGTTTGTATGACCAAGGTCGAATGAACAACCTATCACCTATAGAAAAACAACTGGTTGGTCCAGGCCTCGGTGTAAGTGCTGATACACCCGCAGTTGGTGGATATCAGCAAATGTTCAGGGTAAATCCAGAGAATGTTGGTGCATACAGGCTAACCACCCTCCCAGGTAGATCCGGTCCAGCCGGTGATATTACGGGTGGTCGATCCGCTGTTGTCGGGGAACTTACCCATAATAAGCCAGATACAACTGCATTTCTCCCATCTCGCTTGCCCACGATGGCGGGTCGTGCTCAAGGTATGTCTGGTGTAGTACCACGAAACGAGCATGAGAGAACTAAACGTACAACAAACCGTTCGGAAACCGGTCTTCGTAACGATGGCCTCGGTTTCAATGGCGCGAAGCGATTTGTATCTGCTCAGACAATGTCTCAAGATCCTACCCG